GTTAGAATTTAACAAGGCTGATTGCTCAGTATCTAACATGTCTGAAGCCATTCCAGTGAGTTTAGAAGCTGAAGAAACGGACGAAAGCTCACCGTTAAAAGGTCAGTATGGACATTCGGGCAAGATGAAACCAGTTGCCAAAGACACCAGCTTCTTGGATCGTCTTAAAGAACTTTCCGGAATGATTCGTAACTAAAATTATATTCTGAACAACCGCGAGATAAATAGTACTTGTAATAAATTGTAGAGTATGTAATAATGCATACTCTACACAGGCAACCGGCAGTAAACAGGCAACCGAGATAGGCATTATAATAAATGACAACATACTCATTATATGTAAAAACACATCGAGTCACCGGCTTAAAATATTTAGGCCAGACTTCCAAAAGCGATCCTCACAAATACACAGGTTCTGGAAAATATTGGCTACGCCATATTAAACAGCACGGAAAAAATTGGGATACTAAAATCCTATTCAAATCGCAAAACAAAAAAGATATTAACAATTTAGGTGCCTACTATAGCAACCTCTGGAATGTTGTAGAAAGCAGTGAGTGGGCAAATTTAAAACCAGAAACTGGAGATGGAGCCGCATCAGGAATATATAATCCTATGAAGAATCCAGAGGTATTGTCAAAACAACAAGCAATAATTCAAGATCCAGCAATTAAAGAAAAGCATCGTGCGGCAACAATCAAAGCAATGAATACCCCTGAGGTAAAAGAAAAATTAAAAGCAGTTAGAAATACACCAGAATACAAACAATATTTAAAAACAACATTACACAAGCCAGAGCTAATAAAAAATCGCTTTGGCAAAAAGAATCCTAATTTTGACTCTACTGTTTATTATTTTGAACATGTTAACGGAATTACATTTACAGGAACAAGATTCGAGTTTAACAACACCTATCAACTGACAAGCGGTAGCGTGTCGAGATTGTTAAATGGAGAATATAAAACTACACAAGGATGGAAATTAGCCAATTTAGTAGTAAACACGGACAGATGAGTGTATAATCAGCTGTAAGGCAACATTTAAGACAATCTTAAATCACATATTAAATCAACTTAGAAAGGCAACATAATATGGCATCGTTACAAGAAATTAGAGCAAGACTCGCTGCCAGCGAGAATAAACAAGGTGGTCAATCAACCGGAGGAGATAATTCCATTTATCCTCATTGGAATATGGCCGAGGGAGACAGCGCAACACTACGCTTTCTACCAGATGGTAATACAAAGAATACTTTCTTTTGGCAAGAACGCAGCATGATAAGACTTCCTTTCAATGGAATTAAGGGTGAAATGGAATCCAAACAAGTTATGGTCCAGATCCCATGTATGGAGATGTATGGTGAGACCTGTCCGGTGCTGACAGAAGTTCGTACCTGGTTCAAAGACAAGAGTCTTGAAGAAATGGGTCGCAAGTATTGGAAAAAACGTTCATACATTTTCCAAGGCTTTGTACGTGAGAATCCTCTTGCTGACGACAAGGCTCCGGCCAATCCAATCCGTCGTTTCATCATTGGGCCTCAGATCTTTACCACCATCAAAGGTGCCCTAATGGATCCAGAGTTGGAAGAATTGCCAACTGATTACCTGCGTGGCCTAGACTTCCGTATCAGCAAAGGAAGCAAAGGCGGATTTGCTGACTACAACGGCTCCAAATGGGCTCGTAAAGAAACAGCACTTACTGAAGCTGAACAAGCGGCCATTGAGCAGTATGGCCTGTTTGACTTGAGCACATTCATGCCCAAGAAGCCAGGAGATGTTGAACTCAAGGTCATCAAAGAAATGTTTGAAGCGTCAGTTGATGGTCAGAGCTACGATACTGAGCGTTGGGGTGCTTACTTCCGTCCAGCCGGAGTCAATGCTCCTGCCGGGGCCGCAACAACAGCCGCTCCAGCTACTTCAGTCGACGCCGATGAAGATACTCCGGCACCAGTGTCCAAAGCGGCTCCTTCTGTGACCAGTGATTTTGACGACGAAGAACCAGCACCAGTGGCAGTTTCTATTGAAGCCAAACCTTCTACACAAAAAGCAGAAGATATATTGGCAATGATTCGCGCACGACAGAAACAATAGCATTTAAATTAGGACAGGGCCTGACAGGCCCTGTCCAATAGATGATGGATACACCTAAATTTATAATTACACGCTTTGCTCATGGAACAGCAGGCAAATTTCTAAGCACGGTTTTACAGACTAGCAATCTGATTGATCACTGGTCACCGACTGTTCAGAAAGAAAAAGAGTCTGGAAATTTTTTAGATGAGGTAACTTTACAGTATGTTCGAAGAAGTTTCCCCGTCGACCATACTCTCCATTTACAAAATGAGCCTATGGTGCCCTATTGCACAGATTTATACAGCACTGGGTATACTCGTGGCCAGGAAACCACACTAGAGCAATATTTAAATTATGCTCAAAAGATAAAAGACATTAGATTAGATGCCTGTATGGAAAAAAATCTACTTGCTAATCTTATTTTTCATAAATTAGAAATCCCTATTTTTTGTCAAGGAGCACCGGTAGTTACAGTACTAGTTAACACTAGTGAAGAAAAAAATTGGTTGCACCGTACACTATGGTCAAAACACTTTGCAGAAATCGACAATAGAATACACCACCTTCCAAGCGACCCAAATTATTGCAGTTTTGTAAGTCTACCAACTGTGTTAAAATTTCATAATGACTATCATTATGATATCAACGAAAAAGATAGACTATTTAACAAATACATATTAGAACATTCTGGAGAGCGCTGGTACACTAATCCTAACAATGTTACCAAATTTGACAATTTAAATAATTTAAACAATAAATTTATCAATTTAAAAGATTTTTTTGAGTTAGACACATTTATTAACACAATGTCAAGTTTATTCAATTATTTTAATCTTGGTACATTAAACAAATCTTTGGTGTCTAACATGTATAATATTTGGTGGGGCCGACAACTTAAATTATGAAACACATAGATTATCCATATACACAATTTGACAATTTAGTACAAATGCCAACGACCTTTACACTATGCGATCATATCAAAGGGTTTAATTTGTCTAAAACAAATGATTTTTTTAAAAATCTAAACAATTATGGTAAATTAAAAAATATAAAATATGATATCATTTATCATAACGTTTTAGAAAACGATATTAAATCATCGTATCCACACTTGAATATTAAATTTTCATCTGAATTACAAAATAAATTAAATTTAAATAAGTTTTTATCGTACAATATACATCCAACAATCAATTATAAAAATTTCATATGCAGTTTTAATGGATCCGATCATGTAAGTAGAAAATTGCTAGTGTCAATTTTACAAAAATTTGGATATTTCAATCCTGCATATTGTAGTAAGAATTTTTCATATTCTACAAATGTGCTAAATGGACATGTATACGATTACGTACAAGACAACGATAATTTTTATTGTAAATTCTTCATTTCAGATGACAGCGAAGATTTTTTTCAATCTGTATATACTTTTGATTATACACGATTCCAACACGATAAAAATATTTACAATTTAGAAACTCGTCTCACTGAGAGTTTTTTGCATGTGGTAAGCGAAACCATGGCTACAAGTTATGTTCCTTTTGTTACAGAAAAATTTTTATATAGTATTGTGACCCGAGGATTATTTCTTGCTTATGCACAACCAGGTTGGCACGCCCATGTAGAAAAATACTATGGGTTTAAACGCTATACTAAATTATTTGATTATAGATTTGATAGTATCGAAAATCCGGTTGAACGTGTAGTTGAACTCATGTGCATGATTTCAAAATTCAGTCGGTTAACTACAGTAGAATGGTATGACTTATATCTAATAGAACAAGATACCATTGAATATAATTATGATCATTATTTTAGTGGTAGTTATCTAAAATATTTAAAAAAATATAGTGATTAATTTCAATAGTTATAGCCCTGTAATAATTTGTTTTCCTCCGTATGCTGGCGGAAAGTTTATTAGCAATTGTTTGTCATTAAGCCAATATGCAGTTCCACAAGATGCTGTTATAGCAAAAAAACTTTTAGAAAATCCCACTGACTATCAATATAGATTAGATTTGGTACTAAAAACATTACCCCCTTCTCAATCTGCTATGAAACAGTGGGTTAAAAAATATGAACTTGGAGATCTGCAACTTTATGGAAATGCTGTAGAGCAGTGGCGAATTGGTATTGCAACAACAGATAATATGCATGCGGTTGTTGAGACTCTTTCTTTTGGCAATCTACGATATTTTATTTGTTGCCACGCGGGTGCTTTAGGAGTAGAAAAACTTTTAAAGGTATGGCCCAACGCACAAATTTTGATGTTGATAAACTATGCTAAATTTAGTAATATTTCTTGCCAACTAAAATCCTCCAATTTCAAAAATTCAGTTGAGTATTCAGGTAACTACTGCAAAGAAAAATATGACCAACTAGCTGGGCCAGATTGGCCATCATGGAAAGAATTTGAAAAAACAGGATTTAATACAAAATATTTAATCAATTATCCAGAATATATCATAAATGAAATTGGATCATTTTATCCCTGGCATACCATAGAGAAAAAAACAATATTGTTGGACATTGACAATAATATTTTTGATCAAGATCGCTTCCTTTGCGCAATTTCAAACTTGTATCAAGAATTAGGATTTGACGATTTTAATTCAGAGCTTGTTGAAAAATTTTGGAAAAGATATATAGACTTACACCAAATTTTGTAGTATAGTAATTAAACTTAAAGAAAGAAGGTAATTATGGCAAAACCATTTGACGTATCAAAATTCCGCAAGGACATCACCAAGAGCATCGACGGTCTTAGTATTGGATTTAACGATCCAACAGACTGGATCAGCACAGGCAACTTTGCGTTAAATTATTTGATCAGCGGTGACTTTAACAAAGGTATTCCACTGGGCAAGGTAACAGTATTTGCTGGTGAGTCGGGTGCAGGTAAAAGTTATTTCTGCTCGGGCAACATTATTAAAAACGCACAAGAGCAGGGTATTTTTGTTATATTGATTGATAGTGAAAACGCACTAGATGAAGATTGGCTTAAAGCATTAGGTGTTGACACTAGCGATAGTAAATTGCTTAAATTGTCAATGGCCATGATTGATGACGTTGCCAAAACAATCTCAACATTTATGAGCGACTACAAGGCACTACCGGACGGTGAAAGACCAAAAGTATTGTTTGTAATCGACAGTTTAGGTATGTTGCTGACACCCACAGACGTTAATCAATTTGATGCAGGAGAAATGAAAGGTGATTTGGGTCGTAAGCCTAAAGCACTTACAGCATTGGTTCGTAACTGTGTAAACATGTTTGGTAGTTATAATGTAGGCCTGGTGTGTACTAACCACACCTATGCTAGTCAAGACATGTTTGACCCAGATGATAAAATCTCGGGCGGCCAAGGCTTTATCTATGC